CTTTAGTGGTGGAAAACACTTCTGGAGTGCAGTTGCTGTGGACCGCCCGCGTAAAGAGAAAAATCTGTTGGAGAACATTGGTAAATATGTGGAAGAGGGGGATTTTTCTAATGAGGAAAAGATCGAACACCTTTCTTCTCTTACTGGCGTGTTTCCCATGGAGCTTGTCATGAATGAACATACCTTAAGGCGCCTTCGCGAGAATGGCATTCCGCCGATATCAGAATATGATCCCAAACTTTTAGTGACTTGGTTTATCCCCAGACAAGTGACAATTAGAAAAACAAAAAATGGGAAAGAGTATTATATAATTGATGTGATTGACTCCAACAGCGCCCAGACTTCAATCAAGTGTTGGGGAGTTGATCCAATGCGAGACCGGGTGTATAACAATAGACCTTATATGGCAAAGCTCGATTACAATGAACAGTGGGGATTCAGCACAAGATCTATTCGTCACACATTCAGATTATTGGCTTGACTTTTTTATTCTAATTTTATATAATGGTGTTAGCTTTTAACGAAGGAGAAGAGAATGTCCAGTGAATGCAATGTTTCCGATGTCATGGGCTCTGTGGAGCGTTTTTATATTGAAAGAATTGAGGAGATACAAAAAATCTCACAACAAAACAATGTGGGAGGTCAAATCCGAGCTGCATCAGGCAGGTTGGTGGAGGATCTTATAAAGGAAACGTTTGATCAGGTGGGATCTTATTATCCGGCCCGACGAGTTGAAATTAAAAAAGGCGAAACAGATAGAATCACCTGTACAAATGCAAAGGGCAACTCTATTGGAATGCAGGTGGATAAACATTGTTACATTGACGGGAAATTAAAAGCTATTATGGAGGCGAAGAGCTACTTGGATCGCTGCTACATGATACGAGCTTCGGATGACTTTAAAAAAATTAAAGAACATGTCAGTTCTCCCCCCCGCGCCCTGATTGTTGCAATTGAAAATAGTGTGGCCGAAGAATCTTATAATTTTATTATGGACGAGGGCCACTGTAATGAAGTATTCTTTTTGGCGGATGGTAAAAGAAGTAGTACGAAACCAATTTGGAAAAAGGAATATTATAAGCCTCTGAACCCCGAGAAGCTCCGAGCTTTTGTGGAGGTCGTAGACAATCTTTTTGCAGAAGGCACCCATTAAAAAATGAGAAATAAACTTATTCATGGAGATTGTTTAGAGGTATTGAAGGCCATACCCGACGGGTCAGTTGACATGGTGCTATGTGATTTGCCTTATGGCACCACCAACTGTAAATGGGATACCGTCTTACCTTTGGATAAATTGTGGGAAGAATATAATCGTGTTTGTAAATTAAATGCGCCCATGGTCTTCACTGCGGCGCAGCCATTTACTTCTACTTTGATTTCTTCTAATATAAAAAACTTTAAGTATACATGGATTTGGGAGAAGTCAAAAGCCACAGGATATCTGAATGCCAAGAAAATGCCCTTAAAGGCTCATGAAGATGTGTGTATTTTCTATCGGAAGCCACCAACTTACAACCCTCAAATGTGGCAAAGCACTCCTTACAACAAAGGAAAGGCCCATCGGCCAACCGACGTGTATGGATCACAAGTATCTGTCTTGGTGAAGAACGATTCAGGCTTGCGATATCCGCGCACAGTTCAATATTTTAAAACAGCGGAATCGGAAGGGAAAGTGCTCCACCCCACGCAGAAGCCAATCAGTCTATTTGAATATCTTATAAAGACCTATACCAATCCGGGAGAAATAGTTTTGGACAACTGTGTAGGTTCGGGGACGACCGCTGTGGCCGCTAAAGTAAGTGGGAGAGACTTTATTGGCATAGAGCTAGAGGAAAAATATTATAATATTGCGCTCGAAAGGCTTAACAACATGGAGAAGAACAATGAATCTTAAGTTTTACAAAATGAGGGAAGGAGCCAAACTCCCGGTAAGGGTTCACCCCACAGATGCAGGTATGGATGTATTTTATTGTTCTACTCCCGGCGCTCCTGCTTTGGCGGAGGACGGAGAATTTTGGATTCCTCCTCGCGAATCGTGCGTATTGGGTACTGGCTTGAGGGTTGAAGTCCCCCCCGGCTACATGCTTGAAATCAAAAACAAATCCGGCGTTGCCTCAAAGCGTCAACTGTTGGTGGGGGCGTGCGTGATCGACCCGGGCTATGATGGAGAAGTGTTTATAAATCTTCACAACACGGGTACCGGTACTCAAATGATTGCACCCGGAGAGAAGATTGCACAGGCCGTTTTGACCCCTGTCGTGCACTGTGGCATAGAAGAAGTTGTTGACGAGGGCGATTTAAATGTAGACACACAGCGCGGAGAGGGGGGCTTTGGCTCAACGGGTAGATTTTAATGAGCATTAAAAGAAAGATAAAGCGCCAAGCCGACAAAGAAGCCCAAAAGGAATTTGAGGCTAAAGTGGGCTTGTTCCACAAGATTGGGGATGAGTGCCTAGTATGTACTACGCCTTTTGATAAAAAGGATAAAGAGATGGTCATGTCGTGGTACGTGGTTGTACGCAAAGAAGAAGAAGTTGTTAATTTGTATTGTCCCGAATGTTGGGGTCGGAGCCTCTCTTTAATAGAGAGTATTAAGGAGGATTTAAGTGAGCGAGCGAAAAAGCAAGACGAGGTTTAAGAAATTCTGCGAAGAGAACCGCCTTCGTTATAAACTCAATGAGTGCGGAGAGCCTATAAGCCCCTCTCGAATTAGAAAGTTTTCAGATGACCACCTATGGTGGACAGGTGTGGACGATGGTTTGATCGGAGTATCAGTTAGTAGGCCAACAGAAACAACTTATAATAAGGTCAAGAAAAAGCTGATTTCTATGGGGTGTGTTTTAACTCAAGATGGAGACACAGAGGGCAATTTTTTCATTTCAGAAAAGAAGGCGGTTAAAGTGGCGAAGTTTCTTCACACCAACAAGAGAAAGGGCTCAAATGCAAGAAGCGAGCGCATGAAAGAAATTTGGGTTAAGCGCAAACAAGAGGTGGCATAATGAGAAAGGCTTTAAGTTTTGATGATGTCCTCCTCGTGCCCAAATGTTCGGATATTGAAAGTAGAAGTCATATTGATATTCGCAGCACCTTATCTGATACTTACAGATGGCCGTTTAAACTGCCGGTGATTTCAAGTCCAATGGATACTGTAACCGAAGCTCACATGGCTTCTGCTATGGTTAACGCTGGTGGTTTAGGAATTATTCACCGGTACAATTCTATTGAGGAACAGGTCAAGATTGTCGAAGATTTCCGGCAGGAGTATCAGTGGCGCCAACGAGACTGTTCGGTGGTGGGAGCCGCCATCGGTGCTACCGGAGATTTCTTGGAACGCGCAAGAGCCTTGTCTGGTGCGGGCGCACAATATCTTTGTGTGGATATCGCTCACGGGCATCATTGTACAATGAAAAAGGCGTTGGAATCACTGCGAAAAGACCATGAGTATATTCACATAATGGCTGGTAATGTAGCTACTCTTGAGGGGTTCAATGATCTAGCTGATTGGGGAGCAGACAGCATCAGGGTGGGAATTGGAGGTGGTTCCATTTGTTCTACACGCACACAGACCGGCCATGGAATTCCTACCTTTCAATCCATTTTAGATTGCGCACAGTCCGATAGAGATGCGAAACTAATTGCCGACGGGGGGATGAAAACCAATGGGGATATAGTAAAGGCGCTGGCAGCGGGGGCTGACTTTGTAATGCTTGGCTCGATGCTAGCGGGAACTACTGAAACTCCTGGTGAGATCTTTCACAGTAAGAACAAAAAATATAAGGTGTATCGCGGCATGGCCAGCAAAGCTGCCCAAGATGATTGGCGTGGAAAATCATCAGCACCGGAAGGTATCTCTACCACAATTCCCTATAAGGGAGATGTCAGCACCATTTTGGACAACATGAAAGGCAATATTCAAAGTGGCTTTTCCTACACCGGTGCAAAGTGTATCGAGCAATTGTGGATAAAGGCAGAATTTATTAAACAAACGGCGGCGGGTCAAGTGGAAAGCTCTACGCATATTACGCGTGGGCGCTAATGGCTAAATACGGGAAGAGCGGAAAGAAAATTGTTTTTTATGATTCAGATAAGAGGCATGCCGATTTGAAGATCCGGCTGCACTATGACGGCCTTACCCAGTCAGCTTTTTTTCGTGGTATGATTTCCGGTTATTTAAAGCAGGACGAGGATCTCATGAGCTTTATGAACAAGCTTAAAGATGAAAAGAGTGCCCAGAGCAGCGTCAAGAAAAATAAGATTAAAAAAATGAGCAAAGCGCGGCAAGATACTATTGACAAATTTGCTTTAAAGGAAGACGAGATCGAAAGTATCTTTGATATTTTAGAGGAGGAGTGTCCCGACCTATGAAAGAGTGTTCAAAGGAGTGTGCGCTAAAGAAGAAGTGTTGTGTTGAAAAGGAATGTCGTCACTGGATAAAGTATAAAAAAGATTTCAACTGCGCTTTGATAGCGATACATAAAAA